GCGTAATTGTGTGGAAACGCATTACCCATATAAGTTACATTTTTGTTTGTTTGTCTTTTATGGAAGTGTCCTGTGAATACCTCTCCGCAACCTGCAAAATGTTCAGCTTTAATTCCACCAATGTCAGGCATATCTACCATTGCATTCATTTTAAAAAATGGTAGTTCAAAATGTCCAAACACATATTTTTGTGTCATTTTTTCAACAATGGTCCATTCATTTCCAACAATCCATGGAATAATTGCAACATCATCTTTAACTATCCACTCATTAACAATATGAATGTTAGGAATATTTCTAATATATTCCATTGAATTAATTTCTCTTTTATCTCTGTAGAATAAATCGTGATTTCCCATAATCACATAAACATTTTCAAATGCTTGTCCTAATCTTTCCATATTAGATACTGTGTAGTTCATTGTTGAAACGTTAGTTGCAGATCTATGATGATGCCAGTCACCTAAAAATATACACGTTTCACAATTATGTACTTTAGCTTGTCCAATAAACCAATGGATAAATGCTTCACAATCATCATTGTGTACACGTGAGTTACCTTTTAATCCAAAGTGTATATCTGTAAAACAAGCTACTTTTTTAAAAAACATATGTTACCATTTCTTTTTAACAGGTGGTACGTGTCCTGTTATATCAAGTTTTTTGTATCCTACTTTGTTAAAATCTTTTGCTTCAATTTTTCCTTTTTTCTTTAATTGTCTGTTTAATTTTGCCAGACCTGTTTTATTAACAATCTTTACGTCACCATGTATATTTGCCATTCTTTTTTTAAAGCTACTGCTATTATATTGGTTATCGTTTTGTCTTGTAAAAGATGGCATCATGTTATGTTGTTCTAATAAGTCGTCTCTAATAGTTTGGTTTTTCTTTTCAATGTTTAAGATTCGTGTAAATGAATTTGTTATTGCCGCAGTATAATATGCAAAAGGATTCTCTGATTTACTTTCATCAAACTGCAAACCAATTTGTGATAACTGCATTAGTGCTTGTGATTGCATTTCATCATTATAAGTATAACCTCTCCAGTTTGCTCTAGTACCATAACGTTCACACAATTTCATAAACATCATTGCAAGACTGTTTGTGATTTTCCCATGAGTGCAAGAAAAATGCCCATTTGACATTCCACCAACCCAATGTGATTTACCTACGCATTTAGATTTTCCTTTTTTATCTATTCTGTAATGTTGGAAAGGCGGAAAGTTTACTTTAGTATGATAGTCTGACGTTTGTTTAGGATTTTTCTTTCTAGTAGAATCAGTAGGAATATGAACATATGTCTTTACTCTAAATACTAATTCAGTTTTGTCAATTTTTCTTGTGCTAACTGTGTAGTCACTTAATTTAATTTTTTTTAATCCAGTTTTTTTAGCCTCTTCCCATGCTTCTTGTGTAAGTCGTTTGGAACGAGCTTTTCTCGCCATGGCAATAGCATTAGCATTTATTTTTTTAAGATCAGATACAATTACATCGTATTGTGCGTCCTCTGGTAACACATACGAACAATAGGTATTTTTGCTGGCGTGTATCTGAGCCAACAGATCTCGGTTATTTAGGTATTTCACTCGTTTCATAATTATCTCTAATTTTTAGTAAATGACCACAAACAGGTCTGTTGAATCGTGTCGTAAAGGGAATTAAATGCGCCTAAAATTATGCCTATAAATATGTTTAAAGTATACAGAATTTAACAAAGGATCGCAACCAGAAAAATGGCAACAACAATAGGAAGTATAGTAAAAAACGTAGCAGGTGGGTTTATAAACAAAACCATGTCGAGATTAATGGGTTCGGGAATTTCAACAGATTCGCGAATAGTGAATGCTAAAGCCAAATGGTCAGGTAGAGATAGTAAAAAAGATTGGCGTGTAAAATTAACTATACCAAACGGTTCACCTTTAGAAACTTATTTTTTTCAAAACAATGCAGTGTTAAGTCCACTATATGAAAACAAAGGAGTATTTTGGCCATTAACACCAAACATGATTATACAGCATTCAGCAAATTTTAATGCACTAGCACAAACGCATAACAACTACCCATTCCAAGCATATCAAAATTCTCAGGTGGACCAAATGAATATTATTGGAGAATTTCCTGTGCAAAATCAAGCAGATGCAAAACATTGGGTAGCCACAGTTCATTTTTTACGTACAATTACAAAAATGTTTTTTGGAGCCGACGACAACCTAAAAGGTAATCCCCCACCAATTTTACACTTGTCAGGATATGGTGCACATATGTTTGAAAAAGTTCCTGTTATTGTTAATACTTTTAACGTTGAATTAAGAGCAGGTATAGATTATATTTCAACTCAACAAGGCTTTACGCCAAGGGCGTCAAAAAATCCAGAATGGGACAAAGAGTTAGCCGAATTAGGTATTGCAGATGGTATCCGTCAACCAAAAGGAACTACTTTGGAACAACAACTAGCTGAAGGCGAAGATGCCACATGGGCACCAACATTGTCAAACATTTCTGTACTAGCAACACCAGTTTACAGCAGAGATACAATCAAAAAATTCAGTTTGAAAAAATTTGCATCCGGTGAATTGAGCAGACAAGAAGGAATAGGATTTATTTAATGGCCAATTATTCACGAACATCTCCGTATTTCTCAACACCACAGAACAATATAAGTCTTGAGCCGTTAGTGAAGAGGCCGTTTGCTATAGAAGACGATGATCAAAGTTACACAATAGAAAGAACATATGCATATAGACCAGACCTATTGGCTTACGATATGTATGGTACACCAAGATTATGGTGGGTGTTTGCACAAAGAAATCCTGACAAAATAGAAGACGCCATTTATGACTTTAAACCCGGAGTGACTATTCAGTTGCCAAAGCCTGAAAACATTTCACGTGATCTAGGAGTTTAAGTATGGGCAAAATAACTAAAGGTAAGGCAATTACAATTTCCGCAAGGGCAAGTAAACTCTATAATCTAAAAGGTAATGATGGTGAATGGCTTGATGCAGAATCCTGGAGACAAGAAGTAACCAAAGAAAATATCACAAGAACTAGAACCAGCGGTGATTCAAAAAAAATAAAAAAAATAATTAATCATGCTAATGAATTTGATGGTATTATAGGTAATAAAAAAAGTTCTACCTATGACAAGCCAAATCCTCACAAAGACTTTCAAAACCCTCTTGCTAGTGAAAATGTTTTACACGAATTTGCTACCTACAATACATTGTTTACTCTCAGTGGAGTGAATGAACAGGAGTTAGAATCAGGAGATTTCTTAACAAATCCTATTCATGATGTAGTTGCACGATCAGGCGGAATTGGAGAAAATACAAATGTAACTAATAGTGGAGATCCTTTTATAAAAACTGGCAAACAAAGCGATGTTGACAGAATTGTTCGTCAAGCATACAAAAATTTTAAAAGAGATTATTCTGATAGCATTGGTATTTTAGGAAGAGGACACGATATATTCTTTGAAAATGTTAATTTATTGTCAACTGTGTCACCAAGCGAAGAACGTAGTTTGGCAGATTTTGTAAAAATGGAATTTAAATTGCATGAACCATATTCTGTTACATTTATTGAAAAAGTAAGAGCGGCAACCAGACTAAATGGTTACTTAGACTATCAAGACGCACCATTATTGTTAACAATTGAATTCAAAGGTTTTGATGAAAATGGCAAACAGCGATATCCTTATGGCACTGTTAGAAAAATACCAATATTGATAACACGTGTGGATTTGGATGTAAATGAAGGCGGAGCAGTTTATGATGTCACAGCAGTGCGTATTCAAGACATTGCTTTTGACGATAGATTTAAATTTCCTAGAGGTACAATAAATCTTCAAGGGGACACCCCTGCAGATGTTGGATTTGAAATGGCAAAACGGTTGAAAGAAATTCAAGAAATAGAAAGAGACGAACATAAAGTTCGTCAAAAGATTGACACATATGAGTTTGAAATGGATGAAAAAGTAGGAGTATTGGCCAAAGAGTTTGGTAGCGGTGTTAAAACTGTTCACGCGAACAAGTATGATGGTGATGATGGTTTTAATTACTTGCCAGCAAGAACAACGAAGAAAGTTCAAACAACTGCATCCACAGACCATCATGGCCATGCTACAAGTTTACACTCTGTGGTTAAAATGTGGGAAGATACAATACGTTCTGGAAAATATTTTTATGATTTAGCAACTGATTTTTGGACCACTTACTTACGAGGTGCAGGAGTGTTGGCAAAGGATGAAAAACTTAAAGATGCAAAACAATTAAAAAAAATAATTCTTGATGATAATTTTGAACAAATAGTTTTGGATAACCAGTATGTGGATTGGTTCAAAATTAAAACAGAAGTAAAAACTCATTCATCTGAAGGATTGGACAATATAACAAAAATGCACAGAAAAACTATTAGATTTAAGGCAGTGCATCATAAAATTCATGTGTTAAAATTAATCAAGCCGGGCATCAGCATGGAAACAGGAGCAGTAAAAAAACTTGCAAGACGAGTTTATAATTATATCTACACAGGAGAAAACGTAGATGTACAAAATTTACGAATCAATTATAAAACTGCATATTATATGAGAAATGTCATTGATCCTGACAAACCTGCGACAGGTATCCAAGCAGTAATTGAAAGTCTTAAAACAGCAATCTTAGGTAAAGAAGAGTATCCTGAACCAAATTTACCACTGCGTCAATATCCTAGTATTATAAAAGGACAAAATCTTATAAAGGTTACAAAGGATCAAGCCAAATCACAAGAGTTTTATGATTATCTTACAAATCCTGTGGCAGATATGATGAGAATAGAACTTACAATTTTGGGAGATCCAGCGTACATCTGCCAAGATCAATTTGTGCCTGCTTCTGATAATCAGACAGCATCTACAGGTTTTGATAAAACATTGGGCAGTTTTAACAGTGATTTTTCAAGTCCATTGATATTATTAAATTATCGTTTGCCTGACGACATTGACGAAAAGAATGAAGGTGTCATGTTCAGCGGCACAGACAAAGTTAGAGATGAAAATTTATTTTTCAGCGGAGTTTACCAAGTGGTTAAAATAGAAAGCAGTATCGAATCGGGTCAATTTTTGCAGACATTAACTTGCGTAAGGCTAAACAATCAAAACGGAGAAGGATTGCCAGCAGAAGTGTTAAAAAGTTCTCAATCCAAACTGTTAGAAGTCGACAAACTAAAAGATAAAGCGAGTGATTCTGTCAAAGGATATATGAAAGGATATAGGAGAGGTCAAATTAATAAAATTAAGGATTATATTTAAGTAATTAGAATATGGTAGGATTTAGAGACACAACTGATAATTCAAAAAGTTATGACCAAAGATTTGCAGGAAAAGATCCTGGTCCTTATATTGGAGTTGTAAAATTTGTTGATGACCCATTGCGTCAAGGTAGATTGGGAGTGAACATACCTGATCTTAGCAACACTTCAAATCCTGGTATTGACGATGTTATATGGTGTCAATATCTTTCACCTTTCTATGGAGCCAAAAGTGTAGAGGCAACGAGCAAAAGTGATCCCAATGATTACAAAAGCACTCAACACAGTTATGGTTTTTGGGCAGTGCCACCTGACATAGACACAGAAGTATTAGTAATATTTGTTAAGGGCGAAGTGGATCGTAGAAATGCATTCTGGATTGGTTGTGTGCAACAACCTTTAGTAAATCAACAGGTGCCTGGTTATGGTGCATCAACTCTCACAGAACAAGCATCAGATAGATCAACTGGAAGAGAAAGAGGCGCCGCTCAGGCGGCCACAGGTAAAACACAAAACTATGGCACAGACTTTTTACCTGTAGGTGAAAAAAATCGTAGAATGATTGAAGGTGCCCAAACAGAATCATTTGCCAACAGTATTAGATATCCAGTAAATGATATTCTAGCAGAGCAATTAGTCCAACAAGGACTAATACTCGATGATGTGCGTGGCACAACTTCAAGTTCTGCACGAAGAGAAACACCAAGTCAGGTTTTTGGATTAAACACACCAGGTAGAGTGCGTTCTGATTCAAGAACTAGAAATATTGGAGTTGGAGGAACACCTATAAAACCAGACAGAATGCCCGGACACAGTTTTGTAATGGATGATGGTGATACAATAGGAAAGAACCAACTTATAAGACTTAGAACTGCAAGTGGCCATCAATTGTTAATGCATGATACAGAAGGTGTTGTATATATTGCTAATGGTTCGGGTAATGCTTATATTGAAATGACCAGAGATGGAAGAATTGATGTGTATTCCGGAGTGGGCGGAATTAATTTAAGAACAGAAGGTGATTTTAATTTACACAGTGATGCAAATATTAATATGAGTGCCGGTCAATCAATTAGAATGTCAGCCACAGGACAGGAGCCGGTACTTTATACGGAAGAAGATATTAAAAATCTTGACGATGATCCTTTCAGTGCAGGTCACACTGCTAAAGTAGGTGATGTTAAAGTCAAGGAATCCCCAGGAGCAATAATTCAGTCAGCGGACTATATGTTAACTTTAGGAGACAAAGGAGTTATGACATCTTCACAAAACGGATCAATAATGGATTATGGTTGGGCAGGAATATCATCATATTCACCAACTAATCAAATGCACGGAGCAGGTGGACAAATTCACCTTGCGGCTTCACAAGTGCATTTCAACTCAACTAGTCCAAGTGGAGATTGGGGACCTGGTTGGATGACTAAAGACGAATTAGGAATGGAACCAAGAGATGAGGGCGATGTAGAATTAACACAAAAAGGAGTTAATCCTTTAAACTCGTTTACAAGAGAAACAAAAACTACTGTGCATAGATTAGTAACACACGAACCAATGTTTAGAGCAAGTGTTATTGCTGGTGATGGTGTAACTCCAATAGATCATGATGATAAAAAAGCATGGAGTAAGTTAGCAAATACCCCGGGCACTGCTGAACATTTGAATATGCTTCTTAGACTCGACCCTAATTCTGCTATTCGTGATGCAATATATCAAGCAGATGCTTTGGGTCATGTTAAACGAGAAATGGGTAATAGTACTAATGCACAAAAAGCCAAAAAAATATTAAATGATTTTGGCTCAAAATACAATGAAATTTATGGTATTTCTAAAAAAATAAATCTTCCATTTGATATTAAAGATAGCATATCAGAAAAATTAAAAGCCGTTAAAAATATTTCTACAATTAAAAATAATTTAACTAGCGTATTATCATCACAGGTGATTGAAAGTTTAACTAATAAAAATATAGAACTTTTTAAAGATAATGTTTTTGTAAACACCACAGGCGAACTTTTTAGTTTAGGGCAATCATTACACGGCAACCTTGCAGGCAAACTTTCAGAGTTTTCTAGTTTAGGGTCATCAGTACAACACCTAACAAAAAATCTTTCTCAACTTAAAAATATAAAAAATCTTACGTCTTCACTTGGTAATTTGAATAGTATAACACAGAACTTTTCTACAATAGTAGGTGGAAAAATTGTAGGAATCAATCAAGTAAAAAGTTTAGCAACTAAATCCCTTTCTAAAGTAGGACTCTTTAATGCAAGAGAGGCCGCTATAGGAGGACAAACCATGATGCAAAATGTAACAGCAAATTTAAGTTCAAGGATTGGAGGTGTTGCTGACAAAGTGGGATCGTTTTTTAGTAAATGGAGTGATATACGTTTAAAAGAAGATATACAATTAATTGGCAAATCGCAATCTGGTATCAATATCTATAGGTTTAAATACAAACATACTAATGGAATATATCAAGGTGTAATGGCACAAGAAGTTCCACAGGCAAGAGAAATGACAAATACAGGATTTTACATGGTAGATTACAGTAAGTTAGATGTAGAGTTTAGGAGATTGAATTAATGGCAGACGAAAGCAACACATCACAGGATTTAAGTAACTCAACAGTTACATTTAAAGGTTTTTCATCAAAAGCAGAAAGGCAGAATTTTAAGGTTTATGATTTTGAGTGTGCTAAACAGGATCTCATAAATCGTTTGTCGGTACGGAAGGGCGAAAGAGTTGAGAATCCTGAATTTGGCACAATCATATATGATGCGTTGTTTGAACCACTTACAGATGCATTAAAAGAACAAATAACAGAGGATATCACTGAGAATTTGAATGCAGATCCTCGTATTGCATCAGAAGAAATACTAGTGCAAGAAGCGGATCATGGTATTGCTATACAAGCCACTATACGTTATGTGCCACTGAATATTGTTGAAAAATTACGGTTCTCTTTCGACGAAAATTCTTTACTTCGCCTATCTTAATATACGCACTTAATTTAAGTTATAAATATCCATACAAACACTATGGCCACAACAGAGAGACAAAACAGATTACTAGTTGCTGAGGAATGGCGTAAGATTTACCAAGCATTCCAACAAACAGATTTCAAAAGTTACGATTTTGAAACATTACGTAGAACTATGGTGGCTTATCTACGTGAAAATTATCCAGATGATTTCAATGATTTTGTTGAATCTTCAGAATATATTGCACTTATAGATTTAATTGCCTATATTGCTCAAGCACTGTCATTTAGAGTGGATTTAAATGCAAGAGAAAACTTTTTAGAAACAGCAGAAAGAAGAAATTCAATTTTAAGATTGGCAAGATTAATTAATTACAATGCCAAAAGAAATCTACCTGCAACAGGACTTTTAAAAATAAATGCAATATCAACCACAGAAGATGTTAATGACAGCACTGGAACAAATTTAGCAAACTCAACAGTTATATGGAATGATAGTGCAAATTCAAATTACAGAGAACAATTCACAGCAATATTAAATGCGGCAAATCAAACAGGACAACTTTTTGGTACACCAAGAGAGTCTGGAGAAATAGGCGGAATAGACACAGAAGTTTATACCTTAAGTTCCAATCAATTGGACCTGCCAATTTTTACTTTTAATAAAAGTATTGGTGGAGTTACAAGATCATTTGAAGTTGTACCAGCATCAATAAATGATAGCGATTCAATTTATGAAGCAAGTCCTATAAATGGATCAGGTTTAACTTATATGTATAGAACAGACGGTGCAGGCGATAGTTCTAACAACACAGGTTTTTTCTTTTTATTCAAACAAGGCTCAATGCAATTTACAGATTTTTCTGTCGACAGTGCAATTACAAATTATGTTAAAAGTGTTGATTCTTCCAACATTAATAACACAGATGTTTGGTTGTACAAACTTGATCAGTTCAATCAGATTATTGAAGAATGGAAAAAAGTTCCTGCATTGTCTGGAAACAATGCCATATACAATTCATTAGCAAAAACAGAAAGAAATATCTATAATGTTATATCCAAAGTTGATGACACAATTGATTTAGTGTTTGGAGACGGTAACTTCAGTAATTTACCATTAGGAAGTTTTAGAACATACTATAGAACAAGTGATAATGCCAAGTATGCAATTCAATCAAGCGATATGCAAAACGTACAGATTGCAGTTCCATATAGTGATGCAAACGGTGGTAACCAAACATTAACAATAAATTTAAGTTTACAATCATCTGTTTACAATTCAGCGGCAACTGAATCAAATGATTCAATAAGAGAAAAAGCCGCACAGGTTTACTATTCGCAAAATAGAATGATTACTGCAGAAGACTACCAAGTTGTGCCTTTATCAGCATCACAAGAAATTATTAAAGTAAGATCAGTAAACAGATCAGCATCGGGTATATCTAGAGCAAAAGAAATTTTAGATCCAACAGGAGCGTATTCAAATGTAAGTGTATTTGCCGACGACGGAATACTTTATAGAGAAGAAAGTACAAACGCATTTACATTTACTTTTAGTAATAGAAATACTGTTAAGTCAACAATTGATAATTCTGTAGAAAAAAAACTTAAAGAAGCATATTCAAGACATTTTTATTATTTAAAATATGGAACTAAAGATTTAAGTTCATTGACAGCCACGTGGAATTCAACTACTACAGCAACAAATACAAATACAGGATATTTTAAATCAGGTGGTCCACTTGTAACAGGTGACTTTGCAACATCTAACTTGAAATATGCAAAAGTTGGATCATTAATAAAATTCACATCACCAGATACAAGAGAATTTTTAAACAATACACTTGTAACGTTAGGTACTGATAATGCAGAAGATAGAATGTGGGCAAAAATTGGTGCAGTAGTTAATGATGGTGCTAACAGTGGTGTAGGTAATTTAGAATCAGGT